ACTTTATAAAACGCAAAAAGACGAGCGTTTTGCCCGTCTTTGTTTGAAAATTATTTTGTTATATTTATAACTTTTCTATGTTTCTGAGTTTTTCGATGTAGAAATCTCTAATGCGTTGGAAATCTTCCTCAGTAAACTTGTTATCTCTGAGCCTCATTCGCTTGTGTGTAGCCGCTGATGCACTCTTCTGAATTGCTCTTGCTACCTTGCTATCAGATAGTTCTAATTGCTGAATGATGTATATTACTTTGTCGTGCGGTGTCATATTATTCTTGTATTATCATATTAGTATTGTACCATTGCCACGCTTCATCTAAGAATTGTGTTTCGGATATTTCAGGGGCTAATTCCCCACCTGTTATCTTTACGTTATTCTGAATTATTATGAGTTTGAACTGCTCATATTCATTACATACATATAACTTCTGAGGCTTATGCACTAATTCATCATTAAGTGCTACTTGTTGAGTGCGCTCTCTAATTACCAATATCAATGATAAGTAATAAGGCGAATAAATAAAGTGAAAGCCATTGGGCATTCTCTTTGGCTCGACTGCCAATAAGAATTTTGGCATTTTTAATTCAAATCGTTTTATTTTTTGCATATTATTTTGTATCTTTGTTAAATCGTTAGACTTGTTTTAATTTTACAAAGTAAAGCCCCTAATGTAATGTTAGGGGCTTTTTTTTTGAAAATACTTAGTATAAGTATTCATAAATGCGCCCGTTTATTGCCTCTTCAAAGTCTTTCAAATCAAACTCATAATCTTCATCGTGAGTTATTCTACCATTGAGAGCCTTAACTATAATATTGGCTAATTCTTCACCAAAATATGCTTTATTTGCCCAGCCTTTGGATTTCCAAGTGCCGTAACCTGACCATTGCTTATCAACCTCTATAATACAAGGTTCTAATGCTACGATTTGAGATGCCAAATCATCTACAATAGGCATTAATTCACTTACTGAATAATCACCCTTTCTCTCTGCTAATTTGTTGAATAAATCTTTCATTGTTCTAAGTGTTTAAATTATTATTACTTGTTTTAATTTTACACTGCAAAGATACGGCAAGATTTTTAATTACGCAAGTATTTTACTTGCTTTTTTTCATTTTATTTTGTTTAAAATATAACAAAAGTTTGTAAGTATATATTTATTAGTTAGTTACAAGAGCGTTATTTTTAAAGAAAAAAAGGCAAAAGGTAGTGTTATACCCTTTGCTTTGGTGAGTTACTCGTTTTCGCTTATTATAGGCTGCTCTTGTTTATAAGTTCGTATAAGGGTTTTTACAAGTACTTCACGAGCTTCATTGTAATCATCAAAATCACCTTTCCAATCTAATTGAGATATATTATATAGATTAGACTTTGTAATTTCAAAATAATAGTAATTACCTTCATCAATATAAGAATGACTTTCTAATCCAATATAACTATCATACCCTTTCTCTCTGAACCACTCAAATACTTGTTCCCATATAGGAATTGAAGCGTAAAAACCTTTCCTATTATAATTGTCTAATTCAATATCTTCAATAGGAAGAATGTAATCCAAAGGTATGTCTTCAGAGATACTACATTTAAATGTAGTATTACCTGAGAAAAAATAAAACATAGTCTTTTTATTAAAGCCTATTTCTTTGAGTTCTTTGACTATATCTAAGGATACAAGCCAAGTGGGGTAATTTTCTTTATTATTCATATCTTTATCCTTTAAACAGGTACATTGACCAACTGATAGCAACCTCCTCATTGCGATTGTCTAATTCTTTTAGTAAACTATTTATTTCTTTATCCTCACTAAGTTCAGGAGGAACTTGTAAATAGAGTTTTTTAATTATTTCATTATGAAATTTTGTGTGTTTTTCAACCTCTGAGAGGTGTGTTAGTGCCTCTTTTAGACACTTTAATAGTTCTTGTTTATTCATCTTTGATAAATTTACCGTTAATAATTTTGCCTTTTCGGTTTTTGATTTCGTTGTAGGCGATATTGAGGCACTCCTCGATGGTGGTGTTATACAAGTCAGCCAAATTGTACAAACAATCAAATGTCAACGATATAAAAAAGCTTATACTATCACTTATTCTTATTTTATAAATACAAGCACTTCTCATTAATGCTGATAAAGTTTCATTGAGTGTAAGTGATGTAGGCATTACTTCTGCACACTCATCCCAAATTGTCTTTTTGTACTTGCCAAAAAAGGATAAAACATCTCCTTCTATCATATAGCAATAGTTAATGAGAGTTATTATCACATCGCCAATAGCGTCCTGAATAGCTGGTTTGTCATTATCATAACACGCTTTGATAAGTTCGCCAACCTCCTCGTGTGTTTTCAGGAGTTCATCAAAGGGGGTTAGCTCTTCATAGATTTCTCTTTCTTTTGCCCATTCTTGAATAAGGGGCACGAGTTCTTTGATTGTTTTCATTTGTCAATATTTTTAGTATCAATAATTTTTCCTAAACTTAGTACAAAATAGGTTTTACCCTCTTCCGCACCCCATTCTGGTTTGCCAATACTTGGTGTTATACTTTTCAATTCAATAGTGAATTGAGGGGCATTGGAAGCATACCCATTGCGAAAACTGATGTAATGGTACTTCTTTGAGTAAAACCGCTTCGTCCAATATAGCTTGATTTCTCGATACTCTTCTGTTTTCTCCCCTGAGAGTATCATATCAAACCATTTCTTTTTTAAAGTTAAATGTAAGGTGCTCATTTGTTTTGCTTTTTTAATTCTTCTCTCATACCCATACAGTATGAGCGATAATTGATGTTGGAGTTGTGCATTAGTCGGTAGTCGTACCATTGCAGTATTTTGTCTTTGGGTTTGTTATGCTTCATATCGTAGTATATATCTTCAATATTGAAAAAGTAGTCCGATAGGCACACAACGCCTATTTCAATATCGTAATTGTCAAATTCAAATTGTAGGTCTTGCTTGTGACAAAATTCCTTGATGAGGTTACGTGCAGCGTACTCAAATAACTCTACTGCTTCTTGTTCTTGTGATGATTGTTTTTTCATTGTTCTTTATATGTTTCGTTAATCACGTCTAAGTGCTGGTATATCATTTCTGAGAGGTCGTTAGAATACGATTCAAAGGCATTAATTAGCACTCTGTCGTCTTTCATTGTTTTTTTGAATTGCTTCACCGCCTCGCCGCTAAAGTGTTTTAATCTGCGAAAAGCGAGTTTAAATTCTCTGCTGAACTTTGTATCGTCAATTCCATACATAAGTTCGTTGAGGCTATCGGCATACGATAGAGCAAGGATAGCGTAATGGGCTATCTTCTCACGCTTGAGTACGGGCATTACTACTGCTTTATCATGTTCGGCAATTGCGATATTCATTAGGTTTCGAGCTTCTTGAGGTGTAATTTGCAGTCCTCTTGCTCGGAGTTCTGTTATAAATTTATTGTTATTACTTTTGTTCATTTTAAGTGTTTTTGTTTATGATTAAAAAGGCACTCCATCGTTAGGGGGTGTTTTTGCAAAGGCTTCAGCGGGTGAAGCTGTAGGAATAGTATTAGCATTTCGCTCTTGTGTAGGTTCTCTCGGGGGGCTTGATTGAGGCATTGTTATTGGTTTTGCCATTGTACCTGTAAATTCATCGTAAGGATATATTGTAAAATCGTTGCTATCAACCATAAATTTAAATGCTTCAAAGGGATAACCACGAGTGTATTGCGGCACAACTTCTACTATGTCCTTGTTGTTTTCATCGAGTTTTAGTAAAAAGACTGTTTCTGCTTTTTTGGTAACGGCACTTCCTAAGTGTCCAGTGGCTTTTGTTACTCCGTAAGCAACGTGAATGATTGTGCAAATATGTATCTTATATTCATCTGTCCACTTGATGAGTTTCTGTACAATTTGGTTACTCCATTCGAGGTTATTTACATCGTTCATTAGGTCGGCAACCCCGTCGATAAATACTAATTTCACCTTTCCTCTGAAACGTTCTAAAACTTTATCAATAAACGCTACTCGTTCTTCTACTGACAATTGTAGTATTTTAAAAGTTAGATAGTTAGGATAATTTGTTCCTACCACTTTAGGAACGCCTCTAAATGTCCGCTGAGCGTAATATTCTGATTGCTCCGTGTCAAAATCTAATATATAATCATCATTTTTTCGATGAGAGCATAATAAGGGAAATCGATATGAGGCATTCCCTCCGATATAGGTAGCGCATAGTTGCGTTTTGAATAGTGTTTTTTTACTCTTGCTGGGTGCAGCTATTACACTAAAACTTCCTGCTGTCATTACTGGTGTGGGTACGTAATTGTTATACTCTTGATGCTCTCCTATGCTGATGATAATCTCAGGTGGTTTTATCGGTTTATCTAAGGCTACGAATGCTCTTTCGTACTCGCGTGCAAACCACAAATCATCAAAGGGAGATAGTTCAACTCCTTCTTCTATTTCTTGTATTTTTAACGACATAATAGCGATAATTTAGTGATTTCTGACTTGATAAAGTATTCGATTTCCTCTTTTTTGTATTCTTTTTGTAAAACTGCAATACAATCTGCCATTTTTTCCTTTGCGATTTCGCTTTTTTCTCTTGCAATTCTCAAAACATCTTCAGATTTGTACTTATCTTCGAGAGTTTCGCTGTCTTCTGCAGGTGTTTTATTGGCTTCCGCTACTCTTTTTGCCTCACGTAGTGCTTTTTCATAATCTTTGTATGCTGTTTCGTATCGCAACATTTTTGTCGTTTCGGCTATATCGTCTATCCACCATTCGAGGGGTTTTTGAACGATTTCGTGTACGTGTGCCAATATGCTGCTGGCAGTAGCTTTTTCGTCAATATCTTTGGCGAATAAATAACGATTTAAGAATACAAAGCAAAATAAACGCGATAGCAACGGATATTTATCGGGGTGGTCATCAATTGAGTTGTTAACAAACCTTAAAACTGAATTAAACGCCAACTTGTCATCGGCACTTCCTTTTCTATTCACAAAGTATTGCAGTCGTCGCATTGCAATATTAATATCCATCGTGTTTTTTAACATTTTTATAAAATTTTTGTTGTTAATTTAAATTTACAAATCACCGATATTACGCACCACCCCGTTTTTGCTACTTTTCCGCCCTTTTTGAGGCTCTTTATTGTAAAGTTGAGTATTTGTAAGTCCAGCGTTGTAAAACGTGCTAAAATGGTCTGGTTCTAACATTTTATCGGGTGATAGTGTGAATTGCGGATAAATCTGTTTTTGAATGAATACGCCTTTAATTGCTAATTCGATTTCGCCTTGTGTATAGTTTTTGGCTACTTCTATGAGGTTCATTCTTGCATTACCCAATATCGCAACGTTACCTATTGTCCCAACGTTGTAATGTCTTTTAGCATCATTCCAACGTTTCGACAACCAGCCCGCCAGCGCGATAGCATCTCCGTTAAAATCTTCATAGGCTTTTAAGGTTGAGTTTTCGGCTTTTGGTTTTTCCTCGTGCTCACCCGCTTGTTTGTTTGTTTGTTGAAATAAATCATTTTCATTTTCATTTACATTTACATTAGGGGTTTCTGTGGGGTTTTCTTGGGGTTTTTTAGGGGTTTCTGTGGGGTTTTCTTGGGGTTTTTCTTTTCTCGGTCTTCCTCCTTTAACTCCGTGTTCAGCACCTTTAAGCCCGTTAATGTATCTTTGATTATTAGCTTCTATCTGTGGTTTTATTAGTTCCATTGCCATACTTACCATTTCGCCACATTCTCCAGTTTCACCTGTTATTCCATACTCGATTATGGCAAGTGCTAACTCGGCTTGAATGTCCCTCTTTTTTATCGCTCTAATGGCTTTTAGAAATGAACTATAAAACACAAAACTTTCTCTTTCCATAGATTGCTCTTTTTAAAAAACTCCCCTTGCCCTTAACTTGCTATCTGGACAATGGCACGCCAAATAATAACGCTCTCCAAAGACAAGGGGAGACAAATGAATGATGTATTAGATTGCTTTTTTTTGTTCTGCCTCAGCCTCGTCTATAAGGTCAAAAAGCGTTGGCATACTTACCTTTTGTGCAGCTGCTTCACAATATGCTGCACCGTCTAAAAAGTATTGTGGATTGAGTTCAAAGCCTACTCCATAACGACCTTTAAGTACTGCACGATAGGGTACTGTCATTAGCCCTCCAAAAGGGTCCAATACTACATCTCCCTTGTTGCTCATCTGCTCAATCACGCGGTCGGCAATGTCAAACTGCATTGGGCAAAGATGCATCTCTTTTCCTTTGCTCCATTGTGATCCATTCAGGGTGAGCATACGGGTTACATCAGTCCAAACTTCTTCGCTCCAACTCTGAGGTTGTAAGAGCATAAATGAGGTAGGGAGTTTTCCGTGTAAGTCTAATGTTTCGGCTATTTTTACATTGAAGTCGTGGTTATAGATTGTTTCTAATGAAAAACGCTTGTACTCTTTGAAGATCACATCGTGAGGTAGTTTAGCCAACTCTTCAGGGAATAAACAACGATTGCCTGAGGAGCGTGTAAATCCGTGTGCATCTATTTGCCACTTAGCACGTGTGTAATCACTCTTGCTCTTAACAACTGGCTCATCAGCATAGGCGTTAGTTCTGTCTGTAGCAGGCTTTCTGAATAATAATAGATATTCGGGCATTCCTACCCCCATTTTAGTACCGTCTTTGCATTGTTCGCTCCATCCTAATCGGTAGGTTTGATTATTTTCACGTACTACATCTGTAACAATAGTCTTCATACCCATATAGGCGAAACCATGCTTGGTGTAGTGCTGTATGCAATCTACGTGAAAAGGGTAGACGGTTTGTACGCCCATTCCTGATAGCCCCATTGGTACGATACGGTCTTTTACGTGTATAGCCGCTATCCTGCCAGGTTGCAGCACTCTGAATAAGTTAGGGGTGAGATAGTCCATTTGCTTAAAAAACTCCTCATTGCTTTCAGAGTGTCCAAAATCAGCATAATTAGGAGAATACTCATATTGGGTGCTGAAAGGTATTGAGGTAAGGATAAGCCCTACACTGTTGTCTTTTAGCGCGTGTGGGTTTTCGTTAGGATTGAGTTCTACTACATTGTCATTATTTACGATATGGTAGTAATTATTCTTAATCTCAATACGCTCCACGCCTATTTTGCGCGTAAGTACTTGCGCCATTTCAGAATGAGAAAGTCCGTATTTTTTAATTATTTCGGTCATATTCTTTACGAGTTTATTATGGTTTTTCCACTTGTTTTCTAAGGTTTTACGCACGTTGCGTTCGGCTTCGGTATAGATTAAATCTACTCGCACTACGTTCTTCTGTAGGAAACGTTGCAGGCGGTGTATAGATTGTATAAAGTCGTTGAACTTATAACCTATCCCTAAGTATATTGCCCAACTGCAATACCGCTGAAAGTTACACCCTGAGCCTGCTATCACGGGTTTTGCTCCTAACTCTTGCAACTCGCCATAAGAGAATTGCTTTATTATCTCCTCACGCTTTTCAAAATCCTGAGAACCGTATATTGATTTTAGCGTTGGGATAGCCTTTTCAATCGCCTTACGTTCGCTCTCTAAGTCGTGCCATATTACACGATGTGCTTCAGGGTCTTCAGCACGTAGTTCTAACATTTTAGCGATACGGTCGTCTAACGATTCTCGTTTTTTTTTTGCTGTTTTTTGTTGC